ATTTCAAGCGAATCGCACTGATCGCTGAAATCGGTGGTGGTTGCCGAGTAGGTGATGTTCACCGTTGGGTTCGACAAATAGGTGCTGGTTGCCATGCTGGCTCCTTTAGTTGCGGCGCATTGCTACGCCAACGGTTAGGTCATAGGTGGGCAAATCCTGCCCGCCATAGGTTGCGAATCCGGGTCTGCCGTCAAGGACGGCTATTTCGGAATTCATGATTGTGTCTGCGGTAGTCATCAAACTGTCTGCCGCGTCTTGATTGCCGGGTGGTGCAGCCAAGATGCGGAGCGTCATACGCACATCCGCAACGTTGAAAGTAAAAGAGTCAAATGTCGGAAGCTCGATGAGAACCGCACCCGGCCGCGCATTGCGTGGATCAGTAACCACATTGAGCCCCAATCCTTGCAACGATGTTTTGACAGTGTTGACCGCCTCGATAAATAATCCGCTTGCGGCCATTAGGCCACCTGCGAACGGTTACACCCGAGAAGTTGCATCACGCGCCCAAGGGTCATTGTGGGTGCCCCAACGTTCATACCGTCAAACGATGCAAAGCCATCTACTGCGCCGCGTTCCCGATACAGGATCGCGGCGTACATAATCGCTCCCAGTTTCACGTCATTAGACGGGACAACTGATGCTGAGTCGTGGTATCCGGCTTCGCGGCGTTTGCGATAACACCATGCATTACTTGCGGCAACACAAGTGGTGATAAATGCGGTGTCATTGGCTGTTGCTGGGTCAATACCCAACCATTCAATGACGTTTGCGTTTGTAATCCACGTTGGGGTGACAGTCCAAGTGACTGTTCCATCGCCGGATTGCAACGCAATATCGTCACCCGCAAACTCATACAAGAGTTGGTTGGTGTAAATGATTGCGTTGTCAAAGATGTAGTCACCGAAGTCATCAACACCCATGAAATACCCGTTGGGTACTGCACGGATGACAAATGTGCCGTTGAAATCTGCTCCCGCTCCTGAGATAGTGACTGTTTGTCCTACCTCAATGCCGTTTGGCTCAAGGGTGCGCACCACAGCAACGTCATCAACCTTTTGGATATGGGTAATAGTGAACGTTGCCATGATGCGTTACCTTTGGAGGGACTAAGCCTGCGGAATCTTCATGAACTGCTTTGCGTCGACCATCTTTGCTGCTCCGTAACCACGGAACGCAATGACGCGCGAAAGCGATGAAGGCTGGTCAATGCTGATTGCACCCTTCTGCTGTTCGTACCAGCGGAATGCACCAGTTCCTGCGTTGCCGACGATGCAGGTCTTGGCTGCAAAGTTGGTGTCAACGACCAAACGCAAACCAAACACAACCGACTCGCGGCTTCCGGGGTTCATTGAACCAAATGCGTTCATCGGGCCGACCTGCGGGAACATCGCACGGCCTTGGTCGTCGCTCAGGGTTCCGAGCTGTTGGAAAACATCGCCGGACACGAAGAGATGATCTGGGAGCCAACCGCCGCCTTCGCTAAGAATGGTGTTTGCGCAAGCGTAAACCTTTGCAATCCAGTCTGCGGGGTCGGTCGGTGCGACGTTGCCCGTTGCTTGGCTGGTGCCTGAAAGAAGCGCATCCGCCGCCGCGTTGTCAGTCGCCACGGCGTAGGTGCGCGCCATGTCGTCGAGAAGGCCGCTGAGCACTTCGGGTGAAGTCCAGTCCATTGCAGCTTCGCTCAATTCCACGTAGCCACCGAAAATGTCCTTTGTTACCTGAAGATCATCAACGATGTACTGACCAGCGGTGATTGTGCTGTTCTGCGTTTGACCGCCAGCGATGCTGGTATTTGTCGTGACCTTCGGGATGATGAAGACTTTGCCGCCTTGTGGCATTGCACGTGGGCCGACTGCATCGATGACTGGGCGCAAGCCACGGAGCGACGAGTAGATGGGAGCCACAATCGGCAATGGAAGGATGCCGTCAAGACTGTCTGTTGTCACGTCGGGAGCTGATGCGCGAATGTTTGCGTTGAACTCTGCGGCGTATGAACCGCCGACGAGTTGTGCACTGATCCATTCTGCTGCGGAAGGAAGTTTGAATTCCTTACGCGGTGCTGCGTGGAGTGGTGTGGTGGGGACAACGGCAGGAGCCGCAGCCTCCACAGGGGTTGGGGTTTCGGACACGGTAGGAACCTCCTCAGATTCTGTGTCGGATGGGGTTTCGATCACATCGAGCTCAGGCTCAGATGCGGCGATTTCTGTGATGACCGCATCTTTGAATGCGGGTTGGGCGACGAGGCTGATCTCGACAAGGTTGGCTTCGGAAACAACCATTGTGCCGTTCTTGTCGTACTTGTACTTGACAGGGACAGCACCAACGCTGACCGAATCATAAGCACCTGCTTTGACAAGTTGGATTGCGTCACGGCTAGCAGCAGTGTCAGCAAATGTTGCGGTAAAGCCAAGACCCTCCGGGAAATCGGAAAGGGAAGAAACAATCCCCCGGAGCGAGCCCATGTCGTGATTCTCGAGCAACTTGGGAGCCTTGGCGTTCAAATCAAATGCACCACGTTTGAACATGACGGTTTCGCCGCCACTGACCGTTGCGGGTGTGTCCCACGGAACCGCAAGGCCGCTAATGGTTTTGGGTGTGTCTTCGCCAGCCGCCGCGTCGAGCGTTGTGGGGATGGCATCAAAATGAATAATCATGCGGAGGGAACCTCTTGTCGTGAATCATTTGTGGTGATTTCGTTGTCGAGCAGATAGGACTCAACGTCAAATTCGACGTAGCGTCCGCGTGGCAGCACAGTGTCAAGGCTGAAAGTTTGCTCTAGTGCGTCAATGTACGGTTTTGCGCCAAACAGGTACAGGTCTTGGCGGGCTTGCTGAGCGTTCTGATATGTCATCCCTGACGTACTGATTCCAAGCAAGTACGGAGGGATGTTGGCAATTCTTGACAGGTTCAAATCTTGATGTTCGCGGCCCTCAACCAGTTGCAACTTGGATGGATCAGACGTGAACTCTTTGAACTCAACAAACTCATTCAGTGCGCCGATGGAGTTTGAGCGGCGAGCCTGCGCCCATGCGGCAGCCAATTCGCCCAGCTCATCGCCAGTCATTGGTTCGCCGCCTTTTTGCTGAAGGTATCCGGCAGCAATTTCGTTTTGTGCAAAGCGGGCCGCGGCCTCCTCGAGACGCTCCGCAATCACGAGCGCGCGGTTGCCCTGATACAGCAGCCCCATAATCGGCGACAGGCAGACGACGACATTGTTGACATCGAGCAGCACGCCGTTGAATTCAATCTCATCAGGCATGCCAAACCACTGCGGGCCAGCCATATTGGGCGTACTGACATTGGCAGCAGGGAGCCAAGTGAACGACGCAGGACGATTGTCCGAAGCGTTACGGCTGGTGACGTAGGCAAACGCTCGACCGTAGAAGAACAAATCTGAGAACAAATTGGAGAAGAAGAAGTTGCGCGTCACCTTCGGGTCTGGGCGGTCCATCCATGTTTCGTTAGGGATGTATACCTCTTCGTAATTTTCGCCTGTCCACTGACGCTGATACTGCTTCAGTTCTAGGGACCCAATCATGGAAGCGATCAGGTCCCTAGACCGGCTAATCACAGGGTTTTGAAGTGCTCTCAGCTCGCTCGCCCCGACGCTGTACGAGAGAAAGTTCCCAACCTGTGAAGCACCTGCTGCACCCTGAATAGGGGCAGACGCAAACTGTGCCTGAACGCGGCGATTGAACAAAGCCATTGCCTCTCAGCATGCCACAAACTTGTTGCACTTGCAACTATCTGCTAGAAGCGAACGCCACTTTCCCGGACGATGCAGGCTTGGATGAAAGTGCAGCTGCGAACACGGCGCATCGAGCCAACTCAATCGGGCCCGGTGACCGCTGACTTGAGAGGGTCATACCGCCGCCATGGACTTTGATGCCGACCGCGCGGTTGATGTGCTCCGACAGCAGCGACTCACCCAAATGCCAAAGGCGGCCTTCTGCAACCGCATGCTTGATCAACGGCACCCAAGTGCACAATTCCTTGTAGCCGACCACAGTACGGCGACGTTGCAACGGCAACGGCGTATGCAAATCCAATGTCGGGGTGATGGCAAGTTTCAGCGCGGGATTTTCTGCCATGGCGTTGCCAATGGCTTGCCACAGTTTCGGTTCCGAATCCACCACAAACGCAGTCCACACCAGCAACTCATCATCAGGCAACC